CGTGCCGCGGAGGCGGTCGATCGTCTACTACCTCGGGGCCAACAACCAGCGGACGATCGACCGCCTCCGCGGCACGCCCAACCTGGTCCTCTGCCTCATCGACGAGGCTGGCATCTATGCCTCCGAGATGCTCGCCGAGATGATCAAGGCCGTCCGCCCTGGCCTCAGGCCCCGGCGCGGCAAGCTCTGCGTCATGGGGACCCCGAGCCCCGCCGGCAAACAGGGCACCTGGTGGGACATCACCCAGAACCCCGAGTACGACCAGCACCGGTTCGACTACCTGGACAACGACCGGGTGCCTGACTTCACGGAGGTCGAAAAGACAATCGACGAAGACCTCAAGGCGCAGTTCCCGCACCTCGAGCCGGCCGAGGCCAGGCTGACCGCATGGTTCCTGCGCGAGTACAAAGCCCTCTTCGAGGTCGACCTGTCGGAGAAGGTCTATCAGCTTGCCGACAAGAACCTCGTCGACGAAATTCCCGAGCAGGACACGCACGCCACCGGTGGAGACCTTGGCGTCTCGGCAAACGACGCCCTGGTGTGCCTGGGCTGGACTGACGGAGCCCATGACCTCTACGTGACCGACCAGGAGGAGGCGCCAGGCCAGGATTCGATCGCCTGCGCCGACATGGTGCACGCGCACAACGAGAAGAGGCACCCGCTGTTCATCGCTCTCGACCCCGGGGGGCTGGGGCAAAAGACCATCAAGACGGCGCAGGGGCTCTACCCCGAGGTGCCGGTGGTGGAGGCTGAAAAGCCCCCCATCAGCCTCCAGGTACGCGCGGTGAACTACCTGCTGCAGGGCGGCGCCGGGTGGTGCCTCAAGATTCTGCGTGGGTCTCCCCTGGCGCTGCAGCTCGCCGGCCCCACGTGGGTGGATGGCATCGTCGGCGGGAAGATCGACGAGCACGGCCAGCATTCAGACCTCGTGCCGTCGCTGCGCTACGTGGCCGTGAAGGCGCGCAAGTTCCTGCCCGACCGGGAAGCCGTGGAGACCGACGCCCAGCGCGCGGCGCGCATCTTGCGCGAGGCCCACGAGGCCCGCATCGCCATGGCCAAGAAGCGGGCCAAGGCCACAGCCAAGCCCACGGCGGAAGACCGGTTCGATGACGACAGCGAGGACGAGGCTTTACTCGACGATGGAGACGACATCGACCTGGAGTGAGGCACCTAACGGCCCCCTCCCGCCCTTGCGTGGTCGGCAAACAGCTCAGCGCGCTCCTGCAGATTCTCAGGTCCAACGGCGTCACGCACTACCAGACGCCCGACATCACCCTTGACCTCGCCCCAATCGGGCCGCGCGTGGCGCCGGTCGCTGACCCGCCTCCCGAGGAAGAGAAACCCGACGAGGACGACGACATCGGGGACCCCAGGTTCCTGCTCGAGCGGCTCGGGGATGACTTCGGCGCCCGGCGCGACGCCCGCAACGGGAGCAAGGGCTGATGGGCGACAGCGTCGAAGCCTGGCACGGCGAGACCTTCACCGGGAGCAGGGAGGACCGCGCGGTAGCGGCCTTTGCGGAGGCTGAGCGGATCGACCTCCAGCCCGAGACCATGATGGCGGTCGACCAAGACCTAGCCCTGCAGCGGATGTTCGAGCAGCGGCCCATTCAGACGCTCTCGAACACCTCGGGGAAGTACCTCACGACCTCCCACCTGATGCTGGGGACATCGTTCGGCCCCCCGTCGCCCAAGAACATCCTCCGCTCGGTGGTGCTGACCGCCCTGGCCATGATTTCCCGGTCCAGGGTTCGAGGCAGGTTCCTCACCTCGGGTGGAACCAGCGAGCAGAAGAATCGCGCCAAGGAGGCGACGAGCTGGCTGGACGGGTGGACCTCGGAGAACAACGTCCACGAGCTGTGCGGGCTGGCCCTCCGTGACGGTTTGATCTCCCGCTTCGGCGTCCTCCAGCTGTACGAGGAGGACAACAAGGTCTGTTTGCAGAAGATTCTGCCCGAGGAGATCAGCTTCGACTACGCCAGTGCCCGCTACGGCATGCCGAAGACGATCCACCGGAAGCGCGGCATCGCCAAGGGCGTCTTGCGGGCCAAGTTCAAGGGCGCGCGGGAGCGGGCCGCCATCGACGCGGCCAAGGTGCTGGAGTGCGACGACGGGACGACCTCCGATCTGGTGCTCGTGCGTGAGGGTTACTCGGTCCCAAGCGCGCCGAAGGCCAAGGATGGGTGGCACTTCATCGCCATCGAGGGCGCGGACGGCTGTCTGAAGATCGCCCCGTACGAAAAACCCTGGCATCCGTTCGTTTTCTTCATGTGGGACCGCTTCCTGACCGGCCTCGGCGGGAACAGCCTCGCGGCCCAGCTCGAAACCATGCAGGTGGAGCTGAATTACATGCTGCTGGTGGAGCGGAAGGCCATGAAGATGATGGCCGTGCCGCGAATTGGCTGGCCGCGGGGCTCGAAGATCGTCAAGTCGCAGCTGACCAACGGCATCGGCACCGCCATCGAGTACACCGACAAGCCGCCGATCCCCCTGGTATGGCCGGTCCTCCCGCCCGAGTTCTACAAGGAGAAGGACAAGCTCGAGGAGGCCATGTTCGAGGTCACCAGCATCAGCCAATACGCCTCGCAGGGCGTTGCGGCGGTCGGCCCTGACGCCTCAGGTGCCGCGCAGCGGGAAGCAACCGAAACGCAGGGCGTGCGCCTCCAGGTCTACAGCCAGCACAGCTGGGAATCGCCCATCGTGGAGCTGTTCAACAAGGCCGTCGAGATGGCTGCTGACATCGTGGCCGACGGGCACACCTACGAGACCCTGGCCCCCGGCCCGAAGGGGCTCGACAAGGTGGACTTCGCCAAGACGGTGAAAGACCTCAAGGAAAAGAAGATCGTCTGCTACCCGAGCGGCTTCCTGCCCCTCCAGCCATCGGCTCGCCTGGCATTCATCAAGGAGATGATCGACTCCAAGATGTGGGACGTGGAGCGGGCCAAACTTGCCCTCCAGGACCTCGACGTCGAGTCCGAGCAGACGCTCGAAAACAGCCTGCAGGCGCTCTTCAACAAGACCTTCGAGGCGATGCTGTATGACGGCAAGCCGAAGCGCCCCACCGAGCTCACCGTGGCCCACGCGCCTCAGGTGTTCTCGACCGGGGCGCTCTACATGGCGCTCGCCGAGCTGGAAGAGGTCGACGCCAAGCGGGTGAGCATGGCGCAGCGGTACCTCGACGAGCTGACCGAGCTCGTGAGGGCGAAGAACGCCGCCAGCGCGCCGCCCCCGGCCCCTGCAGCGCCGACCGCGACGGCGCCGGCCGTGCCGCTCACGTCAATCGCGCCTCAGGGCGCGCCGATCGCCGGCTAAGGCTGGCAGACGCCCTGCGAGACGGCGATCCGCCCGACCACGGACGGCCCGTAGTCCACGGGGACGCTCAGAATCACCACGCCGTCAACTAGCTGCCACTGTCCGCTCTGCGAGTAGGCGCCGAACTGCTGGTGGAACGTCCCATCGGCGTCCAGCTGCAAGTCACCAGGGCCTCCGGTCTGGCAGACGCCTGCGCCGCTCTGGATGCAGTCGGCGACGGTGCCGGGACAGGCGATTCCGCTGTCGCCGCAGGGGGAACAGGGCTCCGCGCCAGTGCTGCCACAGCCGACCACGAACAGCAGAGCAAGGGCCAAGTGTCGCATCCCGGCATGGTGCATCCGCTCATCCGTTGCGTCAATCCGAACGCCCGTTCAGGTACCCGCTAACGGCCCCCCTGCGCATTTGCGCATGGCCGACATCGCCGCTCCTGCCACCGAGACGCCCGCCGCAACCCCCGCCGCTGCGCCCGCTCCCGTGGCGGCGGGGGAAGACCTCTCCGTCGATCAGCTGCTCGCAGCTGCCATCGAGGCGAATCCCGACGCCATCGTCGAGACCCCCGATGCGCCCGCCGGTGAGACGCCCGTGGGCGACGCCCCCGCAGCGCCGGCCCCGGTCACCGAGCCGCCCGCCGCCGAGACCGAGCCGGATGTGTCGGTCGCCCGCGCGCGCGCCATCCTGAAGGCCGCCCGCGAGACCGAGGAGGCCGCCAAGGCCCGCGAAGCCAACTTCACCTCGACGGTCGCCACCCGCCTTCGGAGCAACCCCAAGGCGCTCCTCGCGGAACTGGGGCTGACCATCGACGAGGTGATCGATGCCTCGATTGCCGAGGGCGCCGTGGCCGCGCCGGCCGCCGTAGACCCCATCGCGGAGCTGCGCGCGCGCCTCGACGCCCGCGAGGCGGCCGAGGACCAGCGCCGGCTCGACGAGGCGATCACGAAGACCAAGGACGCCGTCAAGGCGGACAGCCGGTTCCCGACGGTGAACGCCAAGGGCCACCAGGGCCTCGTGGTCGATTTCATGATCGAGTACCACGCGCAGCACGGCAAGCCGATCCCCTGGGACAAGGCCGCCGCGCTCATCGAGGCGGACCTCGCTCCTCCGGCAGCGCCAGCGAAGCCGGCCGCCAACGTCGCCGTCCCGACGCCGACCCCGCGCCCCGGCACGCAGACGCTCACCGCGCGCGACTCGACGAACTACGTCCCGCCCGCGGGCGATCTGCCCGAGGACCCCGACAAGTTGCTGAAGCTCCTCGTCTCGCAACTCCCCGACTAACCCCGCTCAACTCCCCAGGAAAAGGACCAAAAGCCCATGGCCGGCATGACGTACAACGCGACGACTGTTCAGTCGATCCTCAAGACCTACTTCAACAACAAGGCGGTGCAGAACGTCATCGCCTCGAAGAAGGGGGCGATCTACGCCGACATGCCGCGCTCGACGGACGGCGGTGGTGACTACTGCAAGTTCACGCAGCAGCTCTCGACGCCGTTCACCATCAGCTCGGACTTCACCACCGCGCAGAACCTGGCCGCGGCCTCCACGGTGGCGCCGGGCCTGAAGTACTCCATGCCCTGGCAGGAGCAGAGCGGCCCGATCCGCGTCTCCGCGAAGGCCAACCTGCTCTCGCGCACCGACAAAGTCGCGTGGTTCAAGGCGCTCGGCAAGGCCGCTGCGGACGTGCTCATGATGCAGCACCACGTCTACAGCATCAAGTCGCTCGCCTCGGGCTTCGGCGAGCTGGCCGGCACCGCCATCTCGGGCGTCTCGGGCTTCACCTTCACGGTGACCAAGGGCGCCATCGTCCACTTCGTCGAGGGGATGCCGCTGGTGTTCTCCAGCACCCTTGACACGGCGGTCCTCCGCTCGGCCAACGCCATCAAGGTGACCGCCGTCGACTACGCCACGGGCGTCGTCACCTGCGACACCGCCCTGGCGACCCCCGGCGGCGTCAACGGGGACTTCGTCTTCCTGGCGGGCGACCGACAGAACAGCGCGACGCCATCCCGGCTCTGCCCGGTCGGCCTGCGCCACTGGCTCCCGAGCGTCCGCCCGGTCACCGACACGAACATCTCGACCCTGGAGGGAACGGTCCGCTCGACGAACAGCCGCAGCTACGGCGGGTTCATCGACGCGACCGCGCTCGACGACATCGACGGCCTCGCCCAGGCGGTGCAGACCGCCGTCACGGTGGGGAACGCCACCGACCTGACGGCCTACGTCTCGCACTCGCGCTTCACCGCCATCGCGACGGCGCTCTCGAGCGACCGCCGGTACGCCGACAACAACGGCAACTCGGGGTTTCTGAAGATCAGCGTCTCGGGCTCGGACATCACCGTCCCCCTGAAGATCGACAAGAACCTGGAGGACGATGACGGCTACGTCCTGCAGAAGGGCGCCTACACGATCGTCTCCTGCGGCGAGCTGCCCATGATCCAGGAAGAGGGCGGCAACTGGACGAAGGTCTCCGACGACAACGGCCTCGAGATGCGGACCTACGGCCTCGGCGCCTTCCTGATGCTCGACCCGGCCGCCTGCTGCGTCGTCACCTTCGCGGCCCTCACCTAGTAACCCACCGGCGGGGGGCGGTACCTCAACCTCCCCGACCCCCGTCGGGTTCTCCAACAAAGAGTCACCCCCAAGGAACGCACCATGGCGATTCGAAAGCTCTTCCCGATGTACGGCAGCCCGGCCCCGCGCGTGGTCACCCTTGCGGGCACCATCACGATCGGCTCCTCGGGTGCCATCTCCGCGCAGACCGGCTCCAAGCTGGCCGGCGCCACCGTCACGCAGACCGGCGGCAAGACCGGCCGCTACGCCGTGGCCTTCAGCCGCACCTTCAAGCGCATCCTGAGCGCGCGCGCCGACTTCGTCGGCCCCGATGACTCTGCCTTCCCGACCACCACCGGCTCGACCACCAAGCTCCGCCTCCTGACGACCTCGGGGTTCAGCATCCAGTGCGTT